CCTGAACTGTCTGTTCCTAAAGCACTACTATTTTCTCCTTTTAAGAAGAAGCCATTAGTTCCGTAAGTAACACTCGGCGAAGTTTTGGCTTTCCAGTTACCAGTTGTAGAATCCGTTTCGCCAAAAGCTGATGCATCATAAGCTGTGCCATCTATGAAGTGAAAGTGTGACATTAATCCAGCAAAGTAATCTGAATTTTCAAATTTTCTTCCTATGTAATTGGTAGCACTTGAAGTGTTGTATCCTAAATCAACACTTGAAGTTGGATTTGCTCTTGCAGAAAAAGAAGTGACTTGTTCTCCATTAATATATAACTTTTGCCTATCATCAGCAGTTCCTACAGTTGTATCTACTGATAAAACAATGTGGTAAAAAGCACCCACATCTCTGAATACTTGATTAGTTCTAAATCCAAATCCACTACCATTACTTTCTGAATAAAATTGAAGAGCAGTAGTGCTGTCATCTCTAAAACGCAAACTTATATAATAAGATGTGCTATGATAAAATTCCATTATTCTAGGAATACCAGTAGATAAAGAACTTCTTTTTAACCAAGTTGAAATAGTAAATTTAGTTCCGCTTCCAGCACTAGAATTTGTTCTTGTTAAATAAGTTGTAGCCATTAGTTAAATTGTATCCCGTTGTTAATTCCTACTGATAGTGTGATAGTAAATACTCTATCAACAGTTTGAGTTTCCACGTCTGTTGCTCTTAAAGTAAATGTAAAAACTGTTTCTGCTGTTTGACTTCCACTTTCAGTTCCACTTATCACACCAGTAGAAGTATTTAAAGTAATTCCTGTTGGTAACGCACCTGATAAAATAGAATAAGTTATAGCAGAATCAGAACTTGCTACTACAGTCGCAGAAAATGTAGCACCTTTAGATACTGAACCAATTGAGCCTGAAGCAGTTGTCCAAGTAGGAGCATCGCTAACAGTTAATAAAGCGTTGCTAGAACGAACTGCACCACCATCAGGATTTTCTACTCTGATAAAATATGTTCCGTCAACTGGTAAAGTTACATTAATAGTTAATTGTGTTGCCGAATTTCTTGTTACTGAGTTAGCTAATATAATTGCACCAGTAGTAGATATGATTTCTACATTTGGTGTAATTACAAAATTTGTTCCTGTGATGACTATGTTAGAAGCTGTGTTCTCTACTGATTGAGGAGCAATAGAAGTAATAGTTGGTAGAGTTGCTTCTGTACCAGCTAAAACAACTGTGTCATTTGTTTGATTAAATGTTCCTATGTTAATCCAAGCATCATTATCAGCATTACGAATCTTAAGAATATTATTAGAAGTATCATACCACCATTGATAAGCATAAGTAGTAGTTGGAGAAGAAGAACCACTATTATTACTTACTATTGCTGATAAGCCATTGTTTAAATCAGACCTTGTACTAGGAAAAGTTTGGTTATTTATTATGTAATCGTGTTGAGCCATTAAAATCCTTTTGCAATCATGTCAAATGTTCTTGATATTGCTGTATCACTAGAATTTCTAAAAGTCACTTGAAAATTACTTATAGTCTTATTAGTAACTACAAAATAGTCTCCTGTTGCCATATTTTCTCCAGTAATGCCTACTGCGTAATTAACTGTTTTAAACGGACTTGTAAAGGTTACTGTTTTAGTAGTAGCACCACTAACAACATCATTTTGACTTTGTATTCTATCTTCCATGTCAATAGTAACAGAAGAAGCACTTACTACTGGTGTAGTTAATCCATCTCTTGATATTAAGACCAATCTAAATTTATAAAAACGACTTGTATAATCTCCAATAACAAAGTTTCTAAATGCAGTAAAGTTTGTGCCATCATCTGATAAAGCAATCTCTAAATGTGCGTTTGAGTTAGCTACTGAATCTCCATCAAATGAACCTGTCGCATCATCAAATAATCCAGTTTTAGAATCAAATAAGTCAGTTGGGTCTTCTGCAAACTGAGTAATAGAACCTGTTACCCTTGAAGTATGCACTGCACCAATGTCAATAGGTGCTGAAAAATCGTAAGTTCCATTTGAAGATAGGGAAGTAAGTTTTAATCTTTGATCAGATAAAGTAATATTAGTTTTAGTACCAGTAAAATTAGGATTTTCAGTCTGTGTTGTAATGTTATTAAAGTTTCCAATAGTAGATACATTGGTTGCAATAATAGTTTCATTAATACTAAAGTTTCCAAGCTTATCTACCGCCTTGATTAAATATGAACCTACCCTTGCTGGTACGGAAATTGATGTTGCTGGTCTTGATACTTTTTCAACTAAGGATACTGAGTTCTGCCACTCAGCACCTTGTACTAAAGTTGAATACCTAATTTGATAATAAGCAAGGTCAAGGTCTGTTACCGCTTCCCAACTTAGATGTGCTTCTTGTCCTAAAATATTACATGAAAAATCTGTTACTGTGCTTGGTGGAGCAACCGCACCTACAATTGTTCTATTAGCAGATACATAAGTAGAGGTAGCACCAATAGTTGAAATTGCTTTTACTCTTACATTATAAGTATCTTGGTCAATTACATTCAATACTCTTTGATTTAATCCAGTACCTTGTCCATGTATTTGAAAATCAGACTCAGAACTTTTTTTATATTCAACTTGATAATATTCTACAAAAGAATCAGGACTAGCACCTATTTGAATATCTAGTGCTACAATAACTGTTCCATCATTGTATTGAATAAGTTGATCTGACAAAGTTAAACTTGCTGGAGGTTGAACATTAAAGGGATTAGGTAAAATGCTATCAGCAATCGTTGGTTCTTCTGACTTAGTACTCCATGCGTAAAAATTATCTTGGTGTTCAAATAATTGTACATCAACAGTTAAATCTTCATTAATAGTTAATCCCTGTACCACAAATGGTTTAGCATTAAATCCACCACTAGGGTAAGTAATCGCTACAATTTCTCCAATAGATAAATCTAAAAATTCAGAAGTTAATCTTAATTGTACTTGTAATTGGTTTCTTGATCTTCTTAGAATAACTTCACATAATGCTTCTGTTTGATAAGGACTCGTAACATTCTTAAATTCAAAATCTCCTTCAAGTAAAGTTCCATTATCTGCTGTTACCATTGTTGCGTGCCTGTCTGCTACTGGTAAGCTTGAATCATCTGCTGGTGGATAGGATATAGTGTCTAATTGAAAATTCTTTTCTGGGTTAGTAAATGTTCCTAATACTCTATTATATTTACTTCCTTTTCTTTCCCCTAAAACTTTTGCACCACCTACAACATTATCTGAAGTAATTGTCTTGACTGCTGATCCCGTTCCTTCAATTTTTAATTTATAATTTCCTAATGTGTAAGTAAAAAATGCTCTCATTGGGTTTAACAGTTTCTTTACATTTTCAAAAACTTTTTGAGAGGTATCTATAACTGCATTCGTATCAAATAGATTAATATCTGAAGCACCTGAATAAGGAGTTTCTTGAGTTTCGCAAGTTGTTGCAGAGGTAGCAAAAGAAGCAAAGTTTGTTTCAAAAGCAGAGTCTGGTAATCCTTTTCCATATCTATTATTTCTTAAGTAATCTAATAAACATAAAGCTGGATTAGAAGAAAATACTGTGCTGTTGTCTCTTGGGTCAAAAACTTTTCTTCCTTGAACTATAACTTTTACGTCAGGTATATTTCCAAATACATCTTGATTCCATTTAAACCTAATAGCAACATAAGCTACTCCAGATAGTTTGTGTGCAGAAGTCCAGTTGGTTAGGGTAGATAAAACACTAGAAGCTACTTGGTTATCTTTACCCATAAATGCTTGTGCCTGAATATGACTTGCTCCATCTTTGTAAAAATTAGAATCTGAAGAAGCAACTTCTCTTACTGTTCCATGAGTTAATGCACCATCAAAGGTAACTACTTTATCATCAATAGAAATAGAGGTAATTGCATTGACTTCTCCTTCAGCAAGAACACCAGCTATATAAAGATAGCTATTATCAGTTCCACTAGACTCCATTAGAACTCTAGTAATACCAACTTGCCTTGTTCCGTATATTATTGGGATTTGTGCATTGTTTGAAGATTTATTTACTAGAACTCCTTTTTCTTCTTCAGGAGTATCAAACTCAGGAATATCAGGAATAGGTATAAGCCAAGATATAAAACTCTCAACAATACTTACAACTGCTTCAACTATACCACCCATTATGCGTGAAACTCCCTTTTAAACTTTTTACCAACTCTATAAATGCTTGAGTCAGTTCTTAACCAATTAATAGACTCATCTTTTTGCATGATATCTTTAAAATGATTGTAAATATCTCTCATCATAGAGAAGGTATTTTTAATAGATACAATTTCTATCAACCAAATATTATTGCCTGACTTCCACTCATTAGGTTTAATCTTACCTTGAGCCTTAAATCTTTTTTCTGTTAAGTCGTGTATGTAAGCCCAATTAACAAATCCTACTAACTTATCTCCATCATAAAACTTTTGACATTGCCTTAGACTTATAGAAGGCATTAAATACAATCTTAAATCTGCATCAGAAATAGAATCGTACTTCTTAAAGTTTCTAAACAGTTCTACAATATCTTGCATTATACTCTACCCCATTTAATGTCTTGAGTTGTTTGTGAAGCAAAATCAAAACCCACATCATTAACAAAATGTAATTGTTGTGATCCAGTATTAGTTTTTCTTCCTTCTACCTTCTCAAAGTCTGACCAATGAGAAGTAACTACAATATCTACATCTGATTTTTCTAAAGTTTCACTAATACCAAAGCTTTCAATCTTACCTTTAAATAATAAAAATGGATCAGCAATAACAGCTTGGTTAGCATCTAAGAAACCTTTATAAATTTCTACATCTCTTTCAATATATTCGTTGTTTAAAAATAGAGATATAATGGTTTGATCTGCACCAGTAAATTTAAGAGTTATATTACTTACATTTAATTCCGAAGATTCGGAAACTGTACTAATGTCTAAAAATAAAGAGGAAGCTGTGTAGGTATTAGAATCAAAAGTTATATCTTTATAATGATCTGTGAATCTTGATCCTGATCCTACACCTAAATAAATTAATGTAACTGGATTTAGTGAGTCTGTAGCAAGTTCATTATTAACTGCTGTCGTTAATCCTCTAGCCATTATAAACTCTCTGTTACATCAATTTCGTAACTGTAATAACCCTGAACTCCTAAATTGTATTCTTGAACATCATTAACTAAAGTAACAGTAAAATTAACATTATCATAAATAATAACTTTGTTGTCTGTTACTGCTGTTCTTAAAGGTGGTTCAAAAGTAAGTGTTCCTTCTCCTGATCCGTCTGCGTTTAAATCTTCTACTGCCATATAAACTTTTTCTTGTCCTGTAAATCTAAAGTAATCTCCAGCTTTTAATATTCCGTTAGTAGAAGCTGTCATACCATCTACTGTGCAAGTAGTTGCTCCAGCAGATATAGAAGCATTGGTAGAGATAGTAGTAGAAGCCACTCCCTGTGCATCTGATACAATAGGTGGAATAATTGTAAAATTATTTAACTGTGATCTTTGTTTCATTATAAAAGCTTTAATAGGTGCAAACTCTGCTCTAGTCATTGGCGGAAAATCTAAAGTAATTGCAAATCGTTGTCCGTCAATCTGTCTAGCTTGTTTTCTTCCTGAAGTAGTTACACTAACAATAGTCTTTTGCAGTGATCTAATGTTTGCTGAACTTGCTGGAGGTGTTGTAGGAAATTGTCCACTCATATTATACTAATGCTGGTTTGCCTTTTTGGTTTAAAGCTGTGTTAATAATATTAGTGATTGTTGCTCTATTATCAATCAATAATTCTTGAACTCCTTTAACATCAGTAGCTTGTACTGTAAAATTAATATTGGTTGCACCTATACCACCCATTTCGTTATTTGGTACAATCGTTCCATCAGTAGAAGGAATAAATAACTCTCTACCTCTCTCTCCAACTACATAAGGGTTCATACCTCTAGTGCTTCCGCCATCTGCTCTACCTTCAACTTTTCCACCTTCTGCAAAGAAACCACCAAAACCACCACCGCCAAGAGCAAATAAAATAGCTTGAAGTGCTATTTGTTGTTTAAGTTGTGCATTTTGTCTTTTTATTGCACCTTCTCTGTCCTTTTCTTTTTTAAAGATTGTTTCAGCTAATAACTTTTCAATTCCCATTAATAGTATTCGTTCAATAGTTTGTGCAATAATATTAACCATGACCTTTTGTGCTAATTGTCTAAATGTTTCTGCTAAATTTTTTCCCAATATAAGAGATTCTGCAATTCCCGTACTTATTGCTTTAACACTCTTTAAAGCACCCATAGCTATTGTTTCTCCAATGCTTTTAAATTTTTCATTCATTTCTGATAATGTAGTTTTGGTAACATCTCTTAAAGTAACTGCGAATAATTTTAATTGAAAATTTAATTTGTCCATAAATGTAGATTTTGGTATTTGTTTTACAACTGCAACCGCACTATCTTCTTCTTTGGGTTTTGCTTCGTCTTTGCTAAGGACTCCAATTTCTTTAAGTTTGTTAATTATTTTATCTAATTGGGAAATAAGTAAAGCACCACCAGCAATTAAAAGATTTTTTTTAGTTGCTCTATTAAAAGCTAACATAGCTATACTTGCACCTTTGATAGCAATGGTTAAACTGTAAAAAAATGCTACTAATTTATAAGCTAAAAAAAGTTTAAAAGTTTCTACAATAAGTGTCATATTTCTTTTAACCAACATTAAAACTTTTGCAGTTCCACTAATTGCATTACTTAGTCCAGTACCAATAACATCAGCAAATTCATTAATAGTTTTTCTATTTTCTTCAACAGATTTCTTTAAATCTCCTAAATTTTCTTTTAATGCACCAAAAAAACCTTTTGAAACTTCTACTTGAAAAATAAAAAAAGCATCTTTTAAATTTGAGATAGTTCCAAATAATGTGTTTGCTAATTCATCAATTAAATTTCCAAATTCTCCACCAGTTCCAAAAGCTTTTTTTAATCCTATTATAGATTGTCCTGAATTGTATCTTACGCCATCTTTAAAACCAGCCATAGCTTTCACACCTCTTTCTCTAAAGAGTTCTGCACTTGATATACCAGCACTAAATGATCTTTGAACTTGTAAAGAAGCTAATGCAAAATCATTACCTAAAAGAGTTGCAGTATTACCAGTAATCATTAAGAGTTCATCAAAAGAAACTCCTGATTGTTCAGCCTGTTTTCTAACAGTTGCTAATGCAGTAATACCTTGCTGAATATTTTTAAGTTCAAATGGTGTTGTTGAAGCAAAGTCAGTAACTTGTTTTAAAGCATCTTTTCCAGCTTTTGCAGAACCAAAAAGAGCCTTTAGTTGAACTTCTAAGTTTTCTATTTGAACACCAGCGTTAAAAAATCCTTTAATTACTGCACCAGCACCAATAGTTAATAAAACCCCTCTAAGACTTATAAGAGCAGATTTAGCTTTTTCAGTATTGTTTTTTAAACCATTAAAAGCTTTTTTAGTATTATCTATTGCGTCTAGGCGAATTTGGAGTCGTTCTTGTGCCATGTAACTTTTCCTTATCTGCCTTCACTTTGTAGTAAGCTATCCAGTAGAAGAATTCTTCTTCTGTCATAGCCAAAATTTCTACCATACTTTTGTGTAATTTTTCGCCAAGAGTAAGTATGGTGTATAACTCTTGATCGTATCTTACTTTTTTTCGGCTTCCTCTAAGGTGTTAGTGTTAAGTATTTCTGTTGCTACTGTAGCAATAACTTCAGGATCAGCATTATTAAGTAAGGTGTGTTTATCATCTAACTTAAAAACTTTATTTCCATCTTTATCTCTTGCCTTTAACATTATAGCATCTACCAAAACTCCTAAGTCGTCATTCTTAGCACCTTTGAATAGGTTTCTTTTTTCTGCCAAAGTAAATGGCTTTGAATAAATCACTAGAGGTTGTCCTTCCTCGCCCCACTCGGCAACATTAATTGTCTTAACCCCTTGTGATTCAAAATGATCTTTAACTCTATCTATTACACTCATGTCTTACCTTCTCCTTATATTGTTATACTGTTGATTCTGTTAATGCACCTGATCCAGTAAATGAAATTTCCATTTCAACCATTCCATCAAAAGATGAATTGATATTTCTACCGACTACGATTGCAGTACCACTATAAAATGTGTCGCCACTTGTAGCACCTTCAGGAAATACACTTAAAGTTATTGAAGCACCAGCATCTACATTGCCTTGTGCTGTGTCAGTTTCATCAAAGAATACAGAAGCAGTACCCGAAAATGCAGTTAGACCTACTTTGTAAGTTCTAGCCGTATCTCCCATGCTTGTATCTTCAATAGTTTCAGCAGAAGATTCTAATGAAAATGATCTTAGTTCTCCTAAGACATCAGTTCCAATTTTGATTGTACCTTCTGAGCCTGTGTGTGTTGCCATTGGTTCTCTCCGTTGTTAGTTGTTAAGGTGTACCAGCAGTGTAAGTGTACATGACTCTTACTACCACTCGTATTCCACCGATAGGAAACAAAGTACCTTCATCTGTAGAAACTTCTACGACTTGGGTTATCTTTGCTTGTCCCCCTCGTGTTCTATCAGATTCTAGTGCAGTTTCAATCGTTGAAATTAGTTGATTTCTTTTTGTGTCAATATTGGTGTCTGTTCCTTTTACAAATCCTACAATTACAAAATCTGCAACACCTTGTCTGGTTACAGTAGTTGAAGTCATAGTTTCGTCTGATCTTGTTTCATTGCCTGATTGAACAAATACTGCTGGATATTGTTGCTCTGACAACTCATCTACATCAAAAGGCTCTCTAGTTACTTTCTTCAAAGTAATAGGAGATGATACTGCACTTAATACAGTGATGATATTTCCAGCTATGTTTTCTCTTATGCTCATATTAATTTAGAAACCTTTTTAAACTCTTTAGCAAATATATTTATTAATGTCTTGCCTTCTCTGTCCCCAACAGCAAAAAAAGTTCTTTTCTTTTGATTGCCGACTGCTTTAATGCTTTGTGCTTTACTAGCAAAGAATAATATAGCTTGTTTAGGTGTAGATTTTTGAGTCATGTTAGATAACATATTTCCAGAAAAATTAAGGTCAGGGTATCTTACTTGTTTGCCTTGTTTTCGCCTAAATGCTTTATACTCAAGTGTGTAAGGTTTAAAGCTTCTACCATCTGCGTCTTTACCTTTTTGAGTTCTTTGTTTAATTAAACCTAATAGAAATTCAGCAGTTCTTCCTAATGCTATTTGTATTTGTCTAGGATTATTTCTTATTTGATGATCTAATTTCCTTCTTAATCTACGATCATCAATCTTGGGGATAATCTTCATCTGATGAGTCTGAGTCTTTCGTAAGGCTCTTTTTCAGAATTAGATATAGTATTGTCGTCGTTATCGTCATATTCAACACCATCTCTAAGTACCTCAGAAAATTCTGCATAATAAGCTTTTTGGTAATAGTCTAACATTACTTGAAACCTATCTTTATTGTCATCATTATTAAACTTGGTTAATTGTGGAGTAGCATAAAACCCTATCACTCTAAATACAGAACATCTTTTCCATTGTGTATCTGTTAATAATGTTCCGTCCATCTCTATAGAACCTAAGTGTGCAATATCTCTTGAACTATTGTTTTGATAAATACCCCACCATTTGTTTCTTAAATCTCTTTCAATATCTTCTCTTGCTTGTGCGTGGTAGTCGTTAGGAGAAGTAAAACTTGTAATACCAAACTCTAAAATATCAGGTTGGTAAAATTGTAAATTTGCGTCTGTACTAAAATTTGCCATTTGAATTCCTTATTAAAAGGTGGGGATTTTACTCCCCACCATTATCAACACTATTTATTATAGTGCAGAGTCTACAGTGATTTTAACACCAAAGTTATTCTTAACAATCGCTGAACCGACTGTCATAGAAGCTACGATTTCTGTTCCTCTAATTGAAGCATCTCTTTGAGTTTCAATTTTCACGTCAGATTTCATTGCTAGACCGATTGATGCTGGGTGGAATACTGCACCAACTGAATCATCAGAACCATCAATAGCTATGTTTGCATTTTCAAATACATCAATTCCAGCTATTCTTCCAATGAAGCCATCGTTCAATGCTTGATTTCCTTTGTCAGAAATTGCATTTGAACCTGTGCTGTAACCAGCATTAGTTAGAACTTTCTTCAAGTTGAAAACAGCTTTAGGATTAAATACACCATAGTAAGGTGCTGGAATATTCAATGCTCTTAAAGTTGCTTGTGCTTGGAATAAAAGATCAGGAGTTAATTCTGTTCCCGCCGCACCAAGTGCCGCAGAAAATGAACCGAATAAAGCCGCTAAGTCTGTATCTACTTTAGCCGCTAATCCATCTCCAAATAATTTACCAATGTCTGAACCTACATTTCTTTGAGCAGAATCTCTACCTAAGTCTGTAAGTGTAGTCATTACACCGATCTCACTTGCAGTAATATCTACTGATGTAGGGTCAATCGCTGTGTTTGCAAGGTCAGTTCCATCTGCAACAGCCGCCGCAGAAATTGCTGGATAAACTGGTACTTGAACAGTTTTACCTTGTCCTGTTATGTTATAAGTTGTTACTAGCGGACGCATTACTGAAGTTTCTTGAAAATTGAAGATCGCTTCTTGTATAACGTCTGTGTATAGTTCTGCTAGTGTAGAACTGGTTGTTTCGTTTGCCATGTTTGTTATTTCCTTATGGTTAGTTGTTAATTATTAAATTTGCCTTCAACCCACCACTCTCTCTTTGTCTTTTGTGTTCTGCATAAACCTTACGATCTTCTGCTTTATTCAAATCCAAATCAGCTATATTAAAAGGCTTTAGTGTATTGCCTCCAATCCCACTCTGTGAACCACTACCACTTGGAGTAGCAACCACATGATGAGGATTGTTGTTTAGATACTCAGCAACTAATTCGTTTACACTCATTATGTCGCCTTTTTCATTGTATCTTGGAGTTCCTGTTTCAGAAACTACCTCAACACTACCTGAGTCATTTAACTTTAAGGATTGTCTTAATAAAGCTTTAACTTCATTAGGATTAATCGCTTTAAGCTTAGAAGCAGTATTGACTAATGTTTCGTCAATTCTAATCTTCTGTAACTCAGATTCCAAAGCAGATATTTTACTATCCTTCTTTGATACAGTATCTTTCAACACCTTATCAAATTCGCCTCTTTGTAAAGCGAGTTCTTGTTCCTTCTGTTTCTTTTCTTCTAAAAGTTTTTTTGCTTCATCTATATCTAGTCCATCAAGTTTAGTAGATACATTCTTTTTATATCTGTCTAATCTTCTTTGAACTATTGCTTCTACTTGATCTTCAGTAAATGCTTTAGATTCAACTTTAGATTCAACTTTACTTTCAGTCTCCTTAGAAACTTCAGGTTTTGTTTCCACATTATTTTCAGTAGCTTGTGTTTGCTCTACCGAGTTCTTATTCTCGTCCATGTTTACTCCTTAATTTTAATTACCGAGTTTGTCAATCTAATTTGTAGTTTCCTTCTGAATCTACCCAATCAGGATTGGTAGGTTGCCAGTGGTGTCGGCAATTATAACCACCTCTGACAATAAATGGATCGCCTTGTGATTTACCCTTCCACACTTGGCTACTCCAAATTTCTCTTATTCGTTCTTCTGTATATACTCTATTAACATGAGTTCTACAAAAGGGTCTGCTATCTCTTATAATAGTTCCTGTGTATTTATAGGAAGTTAATCCTAGTTCATCTGCTCTATACTTAGCAAATTGTCCATCAAAACCCATTAATGAATCTTGTACCATTTGAGTTGCATATCTTCTAAAGTTATTACCTAATCTATCTCTACCATAAATAGTTTGCAATCGTTCTGTAGCTGTCTTAACATCTTCAGCTTTATCAGGATTATTAGCAATAAAGTCCACTAACTCTTCTGCTTCTTCATTATCTGAAGCTTGATATATACCATTTATTTTACCTCTTAAATTATTAACCATCTGATCGGTAGGTGTTCCAGTAAGAGTACTATTATAAACTTCTTGTGCTAACTCATTTGCAAATTCATTACCTAAATCTTCAAAGGGTAAATACGCACCTCGTTTAAGTTGTTGGATAGTAGTTAAATCTAATTCAGTAATCTCTTTAAACTCTGCTGGTATTGGGTATTCTTTAAAGGTAGCTAATAACCAACTGGCAGACTTATCATACTCAGCTATGTTAGTTTGTACTGTTGTTAAATAAGTTTGTTCAATAAGTTGTTTTAGTTTAGGTCTAAGTTGTAAAGCTAATGTAGTTCTTAATTTTAAACTACCTCTTTTAGGGTCAATCTTACTTGCTTCAGCTATGACTAAGTTCTCTAATTCCTGTAAAGACTTTTGTAATCTTACAACTTGAGTATCGGACAAATCAGTAACTCTAGTTTGCCTATAATCTCCTAACTTTTCCAGTAGGTCTTTAGCCATATTAAACTGTTGGAGTTTCTATAGGTGTCTGTGGAAACTCGCCAAGCCTTGTAGTTGATTGATCTATCTCTTCATCAATTTTAGTTAATGTGTCATCATCTTCAATAACTGTTCTAGCTATTTGTTTGTCTAGTTCTTTAGTGAAAGTATCAGACTTAATTTGACTTGCTTTAGCTTGTTGTAATACTTCTAAATCAGTTGCCCAATCTCTAAGGTCAAAAGAATCAGGGTACATAATTTTGCCATCAAATACTTTATCTTGCCACAATGCGTACAATCTCCAAATCTGCTCTTCTGCTAATTGCATTAAACTAGCCTTCTCTGCTAGTCTTGCATTAAGTAATTGGAATTCAGTTCTAAGTGCTACACCTGATACTACTCTCTCACTTGTGCTTCTAACTGCACCCACATGAGATAGTCTGTTTATAGCCTCAATCTTACTATCAATCGTTTGTAACACTTGTTGTAAGTTCTGTCCTGATGGTTGTAACAAATAAGGTTTTAAAGCTGGGTCAAGATTGTCTGTCATCTCAATAATTGCACCAGCACCAGCAGACGCATCAACATCTCTAGTCTTAACTAAGGAAGGGTGGTTTGCCAATCTAATTAATTGTTCTACTTCAGATAACTCATTATAGATTGCTCTTTGTAAGTCAGCTATATCCGTCAAGTCAGATACACCTACTGCTCTCATAGGACTTCTTTGATTATATAAAGTTACTGCTGGAATTTTATTAAGTGAGTTAGGAACTGAGTCTATAAGTTTAGGTGCTTTGACTCCAG